AGGGTGGGTTAAGTAAGCTGTTACTTTCTTTTGTTTCGTCTCTGCTTTCTGCTGGTGGTAACCGAAACCTTTTCGCTCTGAACGGTAGTGGGTGAGGTCTGGTCTGACAAATCAGAAGTGGTTTCAACACCCAATAGCTGCTCATCTGAAACCTGAATATCGACAAGCTCTTGTTGTAATGATTCGGTTGACACCTCTACTTCTAACTCAGAGGATTCTAAGGTCTCCGTGGCAATCCCTTCTCCAGAAACCAAAACATCAGATTCTAATATTGCAGATACTTCAGAGGCTGTCAATACTTGAAGGTCCTGAACATCGACTTCAACAGAAACTTCTACAGAATCAATCTGGATCTTTGCCTCCTCCGCTTTTGTACTGATATCAGAATCCTGAAATAAGGTATTTTCAAAAGTTAGAATCGTAGAATCTAGCCATCTAACCATCTCATCACAGAAACCGATTTTAAACTTTTTTACATTTTCAATCTCTGGTTTTAAAAAAGAAAAACTAAATTGAATTTTTTTACCAACTAACGCATTTTTTATTGGAAATACATATACGCTATCTGCAAAAGTTGGATCCCTAACTATTTTTCCATCCTTCATCTCTACTGAATGAATTCTGAAGTTTAGCCTATTTTTTACTTTATAGTTTGGAACACTGGTTACAATATTTATGTGGCAGTGATTGGTTAATTCATTAAAAACAAAGCTCATATTTTTTCCTTATTATATTTTTTAATTTTACTAAATTGGTAAAAATAAAATAATGTCAAACATACTTTATATTTCATGTCATTCTGTACTGGAGTATGACGAAATCAAAATACTCAAAGAGCTAGGACATCAGGTATTCTCTTGTGGTGCTTATATTACACCGACGAATCCACAAGAAAAGCTGAGAGATCCCGTCAATTTAATTCAAAATAAAGAATGGATCAATATTTTTAATCAAACAAAATGCAGAAATCTTGGAAATGGTTTTTGGTACTTCTCGAAAGAATTTTTAGATAATTTTGATACTATTATATTTATGCACTCCTATCAGGGTTTAATCAACTCTATGAAGATGTTTTCCGGAAAAAGAGTATTCTGGAGAACAATAGGACAATCAAATACGGCAATTGAAAAATCAGTGTCTAAGATAAAGAATGACATAAAAATTATTAGATATTCAGAAAGAGAAAGCTTAATTCCAGGATATTGTGGTCAAGATTATTTAATAAGATTTTATAAAGATAGAAAAGAATTTTATCAGTGGGAAAAAAAGATAGATAAAATCTGTATTTTTTACAATGCTTTTCATGCCAGATCAAAGCATTTCAACATACATAATTATGAGCATTACATATCAAAATTACCGCATGAAATTTTCGGAAGAAATAATATTGAAAAAAATTTTATGGGCGAAAAAACATATGATGAGCAGAAAAAAATATTATCAAGTTATGCCTCAAATTACGTCATAAATACAAATCCCGCTTCATATACGCTTTCATTTATAGAGGCTATGGCATCAGGCTGCCCCATGATAATAGATCGTTCATTTGAAAATAATTTAGATGAAAGGATGGACCTTTTAGGCGGAAATCAAATTTTCTACAATACAAATATAAGTGACGAATCTATATTAAATGAAAAAATAAGATTACAGAATTTGTGTTTCGATAAGTTTTTCAACAAAGAAGCGATAAAAAAGCAGTGGAACAAAATTATTTAGTAATTCATGATTGAGGCAATTTGCGAGGAAACGCTCGATATGCTTGTCCTTAGAGCCAATTCCTCAAGCATCGCTGGCTTGCTCCTCATCCTTGGCTCATTATGATTGGAGTATACATCACGCATTAGAAATTTGAGATGATCAACTGATGGGTACGCCCAATTTTGCCCCGGATTGTAAGCCGGATTCCACTCCATATTTGTCACAGGGCCCATCTTATGCTCGATGATATTTGCCGAGTTTTCATCCAAGAATTCTGTGACGCCACCATATTTTGTTACGATAAGATGCCTCTGTGCAAATATAGCGTCATGAATGGGCATACCCCAACCCTCACCATGATGAGGTGAAACATAACAATCTGCATACTCATGCAGGGCTTGTATTTGCTCGTATGGGATGAATGAATCTATTAAAAATAATTTTGGATAAAAACCTAATCCCAAACTTCTTTTTAAAGAATCGATATTCTCCATTATCTCCTTATTTCCTGCCGGACCATGGATTGAATTTACCTTAAGTATTAGAACCACATCATCTTCTTTTTTAAATTCGGTAAAGTACCCAGTGAGCAACTCCTTCCATCCCTTCCTGGTGTGCCACTGAAAAACGGAATAAAATTTAAAAGTATCATCAGATATCTCTGGAAGATTTATTCTTCCTGAAAAATTAATGTTCCAAGGTCTATGTGGAGTAGGAACTATTTTTATAGGACCTCTAAATCCAGACTCAAGGCAAACTTTTCTTACGAGTTCGCACGGCGCCCATATCTCATCGGCTGTAGATAGGGATTGTGCCCATGGCTGAGGAAGTTTATCACACTCCCAATAAAAATAACCAATCCTCCTTTTGCTCCTCTCCGAAAACCATCCGGGAGGTCTTAAGAAAAAGTCGGTAGTAAAAATTCTAGATTTTACCGATGTCTTACATTCGTTGACATTCAAGGTTCTAATTTCTTTGAAGGCATCTAGCATATTTCTTGTTGCCATGCCATACCCACTGAAAAGACTATCAGTTATATAGTGAAAATTTATTGAGTTTATTTTTTTCAAACCAGCCTACCCTCAAAATCAAAAACAATCTTCTTTTTCTCGAAACCCCTCTGGTTGTGAGACAGATCTTCTCTTTTGTTTTTGTTGTCAACTATAAAAAAGTTGCAATCAACACTTTCTTTTATTTTGTCAAAAGTTTCATTCTTAGAAAAACAAAATACACCATCAGGTTCATTTATTTTAATATAATCAATAAGTTCATCAATCTCATTGAAAACTCTACAGTCTAATAAGTTGGAATACTTCTTTTCAAAGGAGCTTCCATCTATTAAATTTAGTATTTTTGAGTTTGAGAATGCCAATCTTCTATCTCTTATAAATTTTTCTAAGTTAGGATTAATACCTGTTAAATCGTCTATAAGAAATGTTTTTCCGTCTTTAGCTACCGGTATAAGCTCCATATCTTCTTTTGTATAAAGCTTTGTTTCTAAAACTGAAGCTGCCGGAGATAGACCGACCTTATCTATAAGATCACTTGTTTTTGTTATCCTGATGGAGTCAAATAAAATTGTGCCTATAGACTCTCCGCCTCTAGTTATTTTAATGTCAAGTATTGACGGATTGTCAATAAAAAAATTGAATACAATAGAATTTAGATTGTTATTTATAAAATTAAATTTCTTAGATATTATGCAGTCTTTTTCTTTGAAAATCTCAAATAAAAAAGTACCGTTTCCAGAATTCCTTCTACCTGAAAACTTTATCTGATATTCCCCAGATCTAAAGGTAACTCTTTGTCTTAAAAAAGACATCTGAAGACATCTGATTTTCTTATTTTCAAGAGAAAAACCAGTGCCTGTCCATCCAGAGCTTTTATTTGAATCAAATATGATCATATAATTCTAATATTTTTTCGGCAGTATTTTGCCATTTAAAATTTTCAAGCGTATGGCTGTAGTTAGGTAAGAATCTGTCTCTTAATTTTTCTTTGTTTTCGTAGATAAGTCTCATTTTCTTTGAAATATCATTGCAGTCTGGCATGTATGTCATGCCTGATGGGTGCGCCCTCCAGTATTGGATATTCTTATCTGCTCTAACATGATTCACATCGAAAAGTATTGAGTTCTCATCATTTAAAAAATCAAGTTGGCCGGTTGCTCTTGGGGCGGCAACAAGAATATTGGATGCCATGGCTTCGATAAAGGGAAGTCCAAATCCCTCAGACGAAGAGGTACTTATCAGACAATCAGATGCTTGATATAGTCCGGCCATGTTTTTAATCCTTTCATTTAGAATGATTAGCTGTGGAAATATCTTTCCTGGCATTGATCTTTGAACATCAAGGATTATCTCCGAAACATCGCACTCAAATTTTGTTTTTGGTTTGTTAAGGCTTGTTTTTAAGATTAGTGTTACGTCATCAGCATCAGAAAATTCTTGATAATAAGACCTAATTAGTTTGTCAATATTTTTTCTAAAATGATTTATTGATATATTGAGAAATTTAAAATTTTTTGCGGTTGCTATCTTATAATTTTCTGGCTTTGAAAATTGCTCTTGATTATAACCAAGACTTACCATCTTGATTTTCTCTGCCGGCCAGCCATTATCAATCATGATTTTTTCAGAAAAGTAGCTTGATGGCAAAACATAATCAATATGCCTTAGCTCACTCTTCCATTCGACAGGGATAATCGAAGTCTCATAATTAAATATTGATAATTTTAATTTTGATTTTTTCTTAAATCTGCTCTTCCAATTTAATGGAAGGGTATAGCAAATATCTATATCTGGGTCATCACAATCTCTATTATAAAATGTGGAAAGATCGTGAGATAAGTTTTGATATCCGTCGGTAGATGATATATAGAGGTCATGACCCATCTTTGCAAATTGAATCATGATCTCTTGCATTGTTATCGACCAAGAATGGCTTGTCCCAAACATCGTTTGGGTTCTTATCTTTAGCCTTTTCATAAGGCTAATTATACTTGATTTTTTAGTTTATTTTAATAACTTTTCTAAATCAAGTCCAGCACAATCTATTTTCTGGTCCGTTATATGGAAATGACAAACGACTCCGGAGAACTTTCCGGAGGCTACCTCTGGATGCTCTCCAGTGGCGTATACGCCATTCTGCTTTGGGACCTCAAGTGGAATACCATAATAACCGCAGACGGCCTTTATAAGGGCAGCCAGGGCCTGTTCCTGATGTGGATAGAACATGAGGTGCTCATCTATCTTTCCGGAACCAACTTTGGTGTTTTTTAGGACCGGCCTTGGACCAAATCCCTTCTTGATGTAATGATCTTGATACTTTGTATAAAAAGCATTTGATATTTCAACGCCAATACTGAGAGAATTAGCCCCACCAGCATGGTAAGCGACATTTTCAGTATCAACTAGTTGATATATCGTTCCATCATTGTCTATGCAAAAATGAACAGAAAGACCTCTTTGATTTAGGACCTCGGCGCAAGATGCTGATGACAAGCAGGCGTCCCAGTGAACGACAAACATGCTTGGCTTTCTTCCGGGCGATTTTTTGTATGTTTTGCTGGAAACAGATAATGCTCCCGGCTCATCCATAGTTATGACTTTCGGCCAAGAGATACCAACCTTGTTTCCACCGCAAATGATAAACTCTCCCGCCTTAGACTGTCTTTCTGTAAAGATAAGTCTATGCGTAGTGGGACCAACCAAACCATCTGCGGTAACACCCATGCTTTTTTGAAATTCAATAATTTTCTGAATCAGGACATCATCAAAATCGGTGCAGCCAAACCAGTCTGGTTTCCACCCCATCTTCTTAGAGGAGGAGATGTTATATTTTATTGCTTCTTCTGACATGAGTTATCTCCGGCTATAACTAATTTATTGCTTTATATATTTAACAAGTATTGAGGCAGTTTCAGATGTCCACTCTGCAAGATCTGCATCTATTATATTAAATGTAAATCCATTTAGAGTTGTGCTTTCATCAAAGTCGACCTCTTGAGTTAGCTTATACCCATTTAAATAAACTTCGAGAGTGGCAGCAACAAACTTATAAGAAGTGCTGTATGAAGCCAAAGATGGAACTAACTGAATGCTCAAATCTTCTTCAATGTAAACAATCCCATTTGCAGTTATCTCTATAATGCTCTGACCGTAGGATGTGTCATCCAACCTTCTGGTAGAGACGTCACCAAGTGTTGGTGTTTCGGGGGCTGGTATAGCAAAGGCACAATTAAATGGACCTTCGACAAACGTTCCAACGCCAGTGGTTCCAACTATAAAGTAACACTCTGTTGTCAAGTCTATTGCAAGATTTTCATCAGCACAACTTCCAAGACCTATTTTCTTAAGATCTGATATGGTTAGGTTTATATCACTATTACGGAATCCAGATTTCTTCAGAAATACGCCGAACTTTATAACAGTCCTGTTTTCAGAGTTGATGGAGTCAAAAAGAATATTTTTCGTCTTAAATGAAGCAATTCCTGTTGTCGGATCTATATTGACACCAACCTTGAATATAACACCTGTGGTTATATCCTCGTAGGATATTTCGAAGAGTACTTCATTTAAAATGCTAATCTCTGAATTTGCAGTATAGTCAGGCTCAATGACGAAAGCTTTATAATATCCGGGTAGGAATCCGGGTTCCGACATAAATTTCTTAATTATCTCAGTTATATCGACCTGAATTGAATCTCCGGAGATCACATCGCCAGGTATGAAGGACTTAATAACGGAATTATCTTGAATTACCGGATAGTTGTAATATATCGGTAGATTATCTGCGTTGATAATTTCCAATGGAATTATATTGAATGTATCTAGAGATGAAATGTCTGCAGCAGCAGTCATTGTCATGGTCGCAGATATTATATTTGTTCTTGGTGTAATTTGGATTGGAAATGATATGGCAGTTCTAGAAATTTCGTTTGTAGAAGAATCTCTTGAGATTAATATATCAGATACATTTACAGATGTTGTATACAGGCTTCTTACTTCTGTATTCTTAAACCTTGTAACATAATAGAGTCCAGGATCTGGAGAGTCTGACTGCTCTAGAACGAAAGAGATTGCCACAGTACCGGAGCCAGGCTGAGTGGATGGATTTGTTCCAATTCTTATATACTGTCCAAAGTTCTCTTCAGTTTCACCGCTCATTATATTTAATGGGTTTATGTAATAAGCGAAAAAAGCATCGTCAATTCTTCTTATTCTAAATAGAATTTCCTGACCGACGGTATCTGGAAGATCAGCTAGGTCTTCAAATGTATAATCTATGTCTCCGAAGCTATCGTAAATGACGCCTGAATAAAATAGTTTTACCTGATTTGTTCCAAATTGTTTCCAGCCTAACTTCAATATAGAGTAGCTTGAATCTGGGTTAGTAACATACATCTGTATATAAGATGATACAGCTCCCTGTGGTGGAGTTGTAGCCCAAATAACTCTGGCGCCATTAATGTCTACAAGAAGATCTCCGCTTAATGCTGAAATTTCAGATGGTCCATCAATTTTTCCATATCTAACGCTTGAGCTAGACGTAGTTGTCATCTCAAATGTAACTGGATTGTTTGCTCCAGATGGCTTTGTTATAACTATTGATGTGGAATTTCCAGGATCTTCGGTCCAAGAGCTAAATTCGGAATATGAATAGTCGACATAATTTTCGGCTATTACATTCTTACTTGAGGAATTTGAGGTCGAATCTGCATAGCCATCTACCGCATATCCGTCCACTAGCCCGTCAACATAAAGACTTGCTATTGAGCTGGAGAACTTAACTCTTCCCTTCGATATATCATTGTCAAGTCCGCTGTCCTGACATCCAACATAAGTTCCGTCAGAATATTTCATGGCAGGATAACCTGCTGCAGTCAAGCAGGAACTTCCACTGGCCTTAATGAATGTATTGTATAGATCAACTTGGCAATCATCTATAGAGCCGGGTGGCAGAGGAACTGTAACAGTCGTATATTCAAAATCTCCGTGGTATGGAATTCCGGGTTCAGAGTAAATCTCTCCAGCAGGAATATAGATATCTCCTGCAACATACTGCTGATTTCTATAGTTTGGCTCACAAACTGGAGTTGTATCGCAAGTATCCTCTTCACAAACACAAGAGTTTAGTTTTTCTTCTATGAAATTTCTTGATACAAATCTTCTCAAATCACAAACTTGGAGTGATGATTGTCTAAATACAGAGTCAATATGCTCAATTCTGTATGATGTCGCCTTAAATGGAACCTGAAGCAGAAGATTATTATCTGCTATAATATTTGTTTTCGTTCCGCTCAATACTGTTACGGAGAATCCTGTAACAAAAGAGAAGGATGGTAGGGAGCCGTCATCAAGCTCAAGTTCGACTGTTACAGTAAGGTTGTCGGTTGCAATTGTCTTTGATGTTATATAGTAGAGTCCCGCACCAACATCCTCGTTTGATACTGAAAGAATATCACCAACTCTTATTGCACAAGCCAATTCTTCTGATGTTGTTGCGAAAGTGATTTTATTTGTTTCAAACTCAGTAAAAGCAGAGGAAGCAAGATCTTCGAATACGGTTGGGCTATCAGCCGACTCTAAAATGTTCTCAAGATAGATTTTTAAAACCTTAAATGAAGAATCTACGGAGAAATTTTCATTTCCATCTATAGCGTCTTCGAGTAATTCTAAATCTGTTCCATCGACAGTATCATCCCCATTTAAGTCTGACTGCTTAAACTTAACATACTCAAGCTCTCCGGATAATAAGGATCTTTCTGTTCCGGTTGAGTTTATTGTTTTTCCTATATAATTTAAAAACTCGCCCAAATCGCTGGTATTTATTTTTCCATCATTATTAAGATCGCCAACCTTATATGTTAGGCATTCCGACTTAACAATCCTGTATTTATAACTACAATTGCAATCTGTATCTGGAACGAATATTCTGTCGACAAGGTTTTCTGAGAGTAATGTAGGCTCTGGAGATACAATGAGAACATAATCCCTATTGATCAAACCTGGCTTATTCAGGTCTCCTGTTATTTCAGAGGCGTATCTTGTATTATAATCCGAAATACTTGATAATATTAAAGGATACTGATCTGCCGAAACTTCTTCTAAATCTTGCGAATTTACTACTGCAATACCGCCGGTATCAAATATTCTTGAGAAAACAAAGTTTCCTGTTCTTGGGTGCGTTACTGGGGTGATAAATTTTTCTATGTGTTGCAATAAGACATAGTTTATTCCAGAAGAAGATATGTCTACTAGAGATATTCCATCCACATAATTAGATATTTTTGTATCACCAACGTATTCTTGCGTCTTTGGAATTGTAATCAAGAAGCTATCGGCAGAATAAGCCGTACCTGGTGTCACCTCTACTGTATCTGAGTAGATTCTATGCCATAGAGAAAGATCTGGATAATCTACATATTTTTTGGTAGAAGTGTCATACTCAAAGTATCTTGTGGTTTGATTTCCGAACTCCTGTATAGCATTTTTTGGTTGACCATTTGAAGTTCTTCTTTCCGCCTCATCCCATCCAACATGGATATTTAAAGTTCCAGTGGAAGTGCTTCCTCTGCGACTTAATATAAAAGAATAGAAGTTATTGACTTCTAAATTTGGTGATATTGCAGGATCTGCAAGTAGGGTGTTGGAAAAGTTGAAACTAACAATTTGCGGCTGAGTTCCCAGCACAATTCCCATCGAAGCAAGATCATCTTGATTTACAGATATCTCCATAACTGGCTCGATTTCTGGATCAAAATCAATTAAATTATCTGGGACAACATCTGTTGCGCATTTTGTTTCGGTGGATAGTTTATGAATTGATAGAACTAAGTCGCCGGAAAAATCATATTGATTGGCGATAGGAAGGCTGGTGTCCTGGTTTATGGACATCAAAAGATCAATTCTTTGAAGGTTTGATGTCTTTGCTAAGAACTTCTGTCCGTAGGATACTGTTACGGAACCATTCTTCTGAAAAGAAGATACCTTAGCATCAGATAGCTCAAAGTAGAGATCGCTAAAGTTAGCATCAGAACCAATCGCTTCTTTTATTAACTCTTCGATAGTTACTTCGTTGCTATAAGTAATAAACGAAGCAAGATCTTGAGATGGGGAGTATACCTGGCTCTGAATAACGGCGGCAGGATAGACCTTTAGCTGCTCAGCCTCCATAATCTGTATCTTACCTGAGGTAAGAGCGAGATTTGAACTGACCATATCAAGACCAAACTCATTTCTGCCTACTCCACCAGAAAAGTTATTCAAAAAGAAAGAGACTACATTTGTATAGTAATATTTTGTAATTAATGTCTGATTTTTATCGAAAGTCAGAAGCTCATATACAAGCTGACCTCCAGAATTGATGCTATCAAATGCGTATCCTACGATAAGCACTTTTACGACATCTCTACCTTTGGCTTCCGTGCCAGATACGGATACTTCAAGTCTATTTCCAGCATCAACATCGGATGGCTGCAAATCAAGATAGAGCGGCTTTCCATCAAAAGTTCCGGCTTCAACGACATCCTTTGAATTTAAGGAGCCTGAAGCAGAATAAAAACCCGGCTTGGAACTATCAAAAAGAACATTTGATTTGAATATGTTTTCTTTAATTATACCGCTACCATGAAAGTCATTTATAATACCTCCGGTAACAGATTGAATATGAAGCTGCTCAGTATCTAAGTCCGATTCTGTTATTTTCTGTCCATCGAAAAAATTAACTTTTGGCAAAACGGAGCTTGCTTTATTTTTCATAAACTCTCCACGTTATCATAACAATATTACATTAATAATTAATATATAGCAAAATAAACATTATAATAAGCGAAGAGAGTTATTCCTTACAATATCTTTCATCAAAATTAATAACTGCGTTTGAATGAGCAGGCTTTATTCTGTTAATCAATTCTACAAGAAGATCTTCCAAGCTTCCATCTCCTATTCCGGCGACCTTTCCGAAAACATCATAAATATCGACATCAAAGTTAAATATGCCGCTAACTTCGTCTATGATTGTTGCGAACGAATCTATTTGTTCTGATGGTATGTCAAAGTCAAACATTGCAGTTGTTAAATCATCAGATTTGACCGGAAGAACTGTGCTTATATTGCTAGAATATGATGGATCTATAATTGTTCCAGAGGAGTCTCGAATTACCGATCTTGCTTGCCTTGAAATTCTCAAGTTATCTATTCTAGATTTTGCAGAATAATCATCAAAGAGATCGTTTCCGATTGTAATTTGAGAGAATTGATCATCAAGCTTTATTCTTAATTTAGAAACTAGAGTCGAAGTATCCAAATCATAATCTTCATTCTGGTTTATTCCGGAAACTCTAAAATAAACCTCCTCCTCTCCGATACCATCAACAACCATTCTTAAGAAATCTGACTTTGTACCAGTAGAATAAGAGCAGTTAATTCTGTGCCATTCGCCTGCATCCCAGTCAATGTTTTTAATTACAAAATATTCGCTATCACCACTTATAATTCTAAATACTATTCTTGAGAATCTATCCTTCAGTATAGATATTCTCTGTCCTGAAAATTCTTTCGGAATATATGTAACGACAACATCTACATTTGCTCCAGGCATTGCCTCAGATAATATAATCGTCCTTCCATCTGGAGATAGGGCTGCTCCGCCAGAGAAATCTTTTTCCACTCCAGTTCCGCCCTGAAGCATTCCGCTTATTTCGCTTCTGGAAATTTCGTCAAAAAGAATATCCTGCATATTCTTATCTACAAGATACTCAGAAAACTCCTGAGTGTTCTTAAGTAGTTTTACGCTAAGTATCTTCGAAGCTGGGTTCGAAAGCTTTATTAAGCTGCTGGATATTGTCTTTGTTGATATTCTTACGGCAGAATAAGCATCAAAATAATATCTGGGTCTGAAATCATACTTTGTGTCAATCATTGGGCTGACCCAAAACTCAACCTGCCCAGAATCATTTCTCAATATTGAGTTATTATTAAAGAATGAATATTTGTTATTGCTAAATTTTGCGGAGCTTCCAAAAGAATCGTTTACGCTAGAGGAGCTTGTGGATACATCTGAGAATATTGGGTATGACTCAGCAATGTTCTTGATTGGTCCGCCATTTGCACCGTGACATACGACAAATACCTTGGTTGCATCTTCCAAAGAATAACCCATATTTATCATAGTTGAGATAAATTCTTCCTTGTTATTTATTAGCCTTATTAGAATCTCTCTTTCTGAAAGATCTAGATTATAGGAGATATTATTTTCCTGGTCCAAGAATTTGTATGTTCTCAGCAACCTTGCTTGATAATCTACTGGATTATTGAATGTAATTAGGGACAAAACATTGCTTGAAAGGCAGTGATTTTTTTGCTTATTAAAATCATGCGTTATTGTCTTGGACCCACTTAGATTAGACTGATATGGTCTTAAATCTAATAACATTTCGTTTTTGATTACAAAATCATCTATTACTGCGTTTAACTGATTTTTTTCAAAAATAGAAGAACCAATATATAGTTTATTTCCAATCATCGGGATATCAACAAACAAAGTGCTTGGATACTGAAGCCTATAATATCCTGGGGGCAGCTCAAATGGATCATAAGCGTCGGAACCAGACGTTCCAATGATTATCTTCCCATCAACAAATCTTTCTATTTTTGCGAAATCGCTGATTCCGTTCTGAACATCAATATTGTCTGATTCTTCTAGGGATATTTTGCATACCTCATAATCTGAATCTATTGGCTTCACCTTTCCAGATATGCTATCAACAGAGTAGAATCTTTCGGACGTCTTAAATGAACCATTTTTATTGAAGAATACTCTCTCGTAAGGACTACCGGAGGAGTTATCTCCATAAACATCTATATAATTGATCTCCTCAGAGTATCCATCCGTTCCGCAGAATTCTATATTGTCAGTATCTATAATTAGCGATAGGTATCTTCCATCATTAAATTTTGATTTTGATACATATTCACTTGTTAATAGACTTATTTCCTTATCAACTGTATAGTTAAATTCACTGACAGGTCCATCTTCAATTGTTATGGTGGTCTCGTCAACAATGTAATCTTTAATTATTATTTTTTTAATCTCAACATCTAGCAGGTCTCTAGGCTTTGGTCCACTCGTTTGAATCAAACTTATTGATTCACTCTTATCCAAATAGAAAGAAAGATCATTGCTAGCTTCAGTGTATAGAGAAGATCCAGAAAGCTGAATTATTTGATTTAATAGTCTTATCTTTAGACCATAAGTTATAATGCTGACTGAAATATCAGTCTTGGAGGCGGACTCGACCCATGAGCACGTAGCATCATCATATTTTATAAATTCTATAACTCTTAATTTTGAATTATATCTAAATGACTGCTCGTAAACATTGTTATTTGTTATGAATATAGCGCCATCCAAGACTCCGACTTCAACGCCACCCATTTCAAATTGGTTGTTATCACAATCAGTCTTTATAATGGAGAATCTATCATTATATATGTCGGTCTTTACGTTATAAATATCCCCACATGTTGGTGGAAAAGAGAATGATATATCCGAAGCTGAAACTTGAAATATTACTGGATTAAATGTTTCAGGATCTCCAAGCTGAATAAAGCCGTCACCAACATCAATTATTGTATAATAGTTGCCAATCAGTGAGTCTGCAAGGACGGAATCTTTTATAATAATTCCTCTCGATACTATATTTTCGGTTCCAGTGAAGTAGTCCGAATAAAGCTTGCTATCTCCAGCAAGTATTGCTCCAGAAGTAATGACATCAGAATAAACTATATTTTTGTATATATGATCTTGTAATGTCTCCTGGCTAATATCGGAAAACTTTGCATTTAACTTCAAAGGTATTCTTCCGCCAAATTTATAAATATTTGGAGCCTCAAGGCCATCAACAAAGAGGTGCATCTCATCTGACTCATTATGAGAGTTCAGCTTCCAACTTGCAGCAATATGGTGCAGCTCTCCAACCCTGAACCCTCTTACATCGGTCGATATATTAAATAATGTGTTTTGTTCGCCAATCTTTCTATCGTAAATTCTAAAATTTAAGAATCCCTTTCCGTCTTTGAAAATTGAAAATCTTGAATTTGATTCAGATACGCCAGAGTCAACTATATATTTTGGACGATCTGATGTTATAAAAATTTCATCAAGATCCGATAGTGTGGTATATCCATCGATCTGGTAGAAATCTTCATCAGAGTTTCCGGTTAAACTGAAAGATATTACTGAGTCATTCTCTTGAATAAAAAGATCTCCATCTTCGAGTTTAATGTCTCCATCAACGTATTCATATGACATCATTATCAAGTTTATATCAATACTATTGCTAGATACTGAAGATATAAATTCTGATATATTAACAAGTTTTGCATTCAAAATTGAAGTAGCTATATAATTAGATGGATTAAACTCACATGCTTCTAAGCTTCTTTTGCTGAAACTGGATAGATTTGCAACTAAAATTATTGAGTTGTCCGCAAAGACTCTAATAACTCCATCTTTATTTAGAACTTCAAGATTTATAGTATGAAAGTTAAAATCATTCCAGTTAAATATTGCGGAGGTTATCTCCTCTCCTGCAGCTTGATCTACCAAGCATACGATCTCTTGACCAAATTGGTCAAATGCATATGATACAGAAATCTCGTATTCGTCGGTCGAATATATTATTGGGGAGATACCTGTGTAGAAAAATGTAGATTCTATTTTATTTAAACCTAAACTTATAACCGAAGAATCTGCAGAATTTACCTTTATTGAGTTGGATATAGAAGTATCACCAAGATTACACTCATGGGCGGTTAGCAATCCGTATCCAAAATAATTTACTTTTTCATCATATGTGGCCTGGAGAGATTCCATCCTATAGGAAGAACCCGTTACAGATGTTGAGAAATCTCCTATTTTTAACCATGGAATTAATTCTTGCTGTCTTCCTCCGAAAACATTTATTAGGTCTGAGTTTGTATCAGAATATCTAATCCAACCTTCCTCAAGTGGCTGTTCCGCACAATATCGGAGGAAGCCAGAACAATCTAGCGAATCATTTCCGCAGGATCCGCCAACCAGTCTCCTACCCCTTGCTGCAGATGAAAACTCTCCATCGGTAGTTATTTTTCCTATCAGTGGCGATGGAATCATTTCTGAAGAATATAGATTTTCGTATCCAGAGCTATTGATTATGACATCATATGGCAAATCAGAGAACTTGTTATTTCTAACTTTCACTACCCACTGACCAAGATTTTGGTCTATTGGTGACTTACAGTTGGGATCAAATCCTATAAAAATACCTTCGGTGTTATCGACCTTTGGGTTGATTCCTACATTATTGCTTGAGTTAACTCGACTCAAGTCAAATATATTTCTATTGGGATGGTAGCCTGATACCCCAAGGTATATGTCATTTAGACCGAATTTATTTTCTAGCTCAAGCCTAAATCCCTTTATGCTTATTGAGGCTATTGATTTCACACCAATCGAAAGTTTATTTTTTTCTAGATTTTGAAAGTAATCAGGAATAATAGAGCTAGATTGGTAAAAATCTGTATAGAAATATTGAAATGACTGCCCTAATATAGATATATTTGCCAAGTTAGAAACAGGATCTCTGGAGATTACAACTCTGCTAAACTCGGACCAGTTCAACAAGGCGTTATTTGGAGAGCCGAAGAATACATTTGACTTGTTTGAGCCTGACAAGTCGCTATCATCTGGCTTTAGCTTTATAACTTTGTTTAGAATCATAAAGCTTGTTATTTGAACGGAATTAATCTCGCTAGCTGATTTTGAAGAAAGTTCTCTGTAATTTTCAGGATACCTCTTCACGGTTATTTTTGATATTACACTTGGTATGTCTGACTTATGTTCAATTCCAAATGAGTCAAACATAGAGACGACTTCGTATAGATATCCGGATTGATCTACGATAGAGAGGGACTTTGGACTTGATGTTATAACGAAATCTGAATAGATTATATCTGAAGAATTTAAGCCTAAATCAAAAGATATGCTGAAAGTTAAGTTGTTGAAATTTTGCAAAACTTCATTTTGATTTACGATTTCGCACTTGCAATTTCTAGTCTGATATGGTGGATCGAAGTTTAACAACTCTTCTGAGGTTATATCAGAAGAAATATAGACGGTTGTAATAGCAGAAGAGAGATACCCCAGTTCTAGCAATATCGTCTTAAAATCATCATCAATGGCTATAAAACCACCAGACAAAAGCCTTCTGGAGCCAAAAGATAGATACGGCGTTAATTCACCTGTATTTAAGTAATTCTGTTTTATATTTAACGTTAGGCTTGTCTTATTTATTCTTTTTATATCTGATTTATCATGAGTTATTGAGAAATTTAAATCTACATAAGATGGATCATATCCATCTGACTCTGCCCCAGCCTTAAATATTGTTAGCTGTGAACCGGAAGGGTCAGTTCCATGATTGCCAACCTCTATATTTGTAGATGTCTTGAAGCCATTCTTAAAGTCAAATGGGTCTCCACCACCTACATAAGAATATATACTTGTTCCGACATTTTCAAAATTAAAGGTTATGGTGGCATCATTATCAATGCCATTCCAATTTGGTCTAATCCAGGCCTCTAAAGTTCCTTCGTTCAAAGAGAGGTTTGATATTGCTGGTATACTTACGATGTTGTCGTTATTTATAACTAGTCCATCGTTAAATTTTGCCGGCTCAAAAGAAAGATTTCCATCATATCTGACACTTTGATGATTTAGATAATCTCTTCCTAAAATCCAATTGCCAAAGATAGATTCCGTTATATCCGGCTTTGTCTTTGTTACAGAACTTACCAAACCTGAAATGGATGGAATTGTTGGGCCCTTAGGAAATGATTGCAATACGCCAATTAAAAAGTCTCTATAGGTTTCCCTATTCATACTTAAGGGAAAATTCTTTAGCTTTGGTATGTTGGTTAATGCCGCAAAATTCTTCCTTAGCGCATTTCTTAGAGCTCCATAATTATATGTTACGTAGTATGCATCACCTTCATATATGGAATTATTTATGCTCCAATCAATCTGATTATCACCATGCTCATACCATACTGCCAAATTATCATATACATAGGTATAATCTATATAAATTGAGCCATAATGATAATCTATAGCTAGAGCAGTTCCAACTGACGGTGTAAAGGTTGTTAGAAAACTTACCTTTATCTTTGTAAAGTTCGAAAATACAAAATTATCAGGTATGGAGATGCTCATAACTCCAGAGGATACAGTTATGGTTGGCTTTAGAACTAAGTCAAAATAATTTGATGAAAACTCAAATAACGGATTATTTGTGGCATATCTTTCTATAGTAAGATATCCATCAATTTGATTGTATTCGGTTATTAAAAACTCGTTAAAGATATCGTCTACAACAAAGTCATATCCATCATTAAAATAATAATTTGAATCAATTTGATCGAAGTAAATCTTTATTGTCGTTGGATTTGTAACTTGAGATGTTACTGATATTGCGCTCTGAAGACGGATATTCTGATGAATATCTATAATTTCCTCACCAGAGTTTGGTTCTACGGCATTATAAAAGCTTGCTATCTGATCATTCTTTACCTGTATTTCGTATGTTCCGCCCATACCAAGAGTCAATCTTGATGTATAGCTGCCTTTAAAATCTATTATATTTTTATTAAAACTTACGTTTGTCGAATCGAAATAATTAAAGCCCCCATCAACAATTGATGTTGTTAGTTCCTGGGCAGTTTTTTCGATAAGGCGATTATAAGGATATACTGAATTTAAGTTTGAACCAAAAAGATCAGTCAATGTATTTACTGCTGATATGGAGCTAATGTCATAAGTGGTGTAAACCGTGTAGTCAGGCATTACGATAAAAGTTTCTTGATATTCGCCGTTTGAATTAACTATGGTATCACCAGAATAGTACTGGTATGTAGTTTCAAAATCAAGAATCTTAATAGAGTCCTGCTTGGAGAAGATAGAATTATAGACCACCTGAGATTGATTTTTGTCTTCTGATATTTTCTTTCTTTTAGATATAAAATCCGCAGAAATTATATTGTAGTTCTGAGTTGAATGCTCACCATGAGCATAAGAAACTTCTCCAGCAAAATAAGCTTGGCCGTAATTTACTCCAAGGTAGATTACACCGTTCTGATAATCAACGGAATAATCTCCTGCTGCTCTTATTTTAGATAGATTCCCGTAAAGTGTATCGGTCGAATCAGAAGAAACGGTGTAGAATATCGAGCCAGATGATGTTGGGAGGATAACATTATTTTTATTTATTTTTTTAAAATATCTCTCTGATTTAAAAAGGTTGCTGCTAAAATCTAGAGAAGAAGATACAAAGCTTCCTACACCATCTTCATTTTGGTTTAAAATTACATTGTTTTTTAGATTAAAAACAAATGTTTTAACACCAATTATAATACTTTGTCCGACAGATGGGACCACATCGGATGGAGAGATGGCTAGAGTTGATATATTATTATTAAAATCCGCAGAATGGAAATATGAAATTTGCTTATCTGTTACTGATATAACTCCATCAACATCCTGATCTATCCTCATAACATAATTTGAAGAAGAATCTAAGAATTCCGCAGGGAGGGGAGGACTTATCGATATAGAGCTTGTTGAAGCATTGGAGGTAACAACACCTTTATACATAGGTGAAACAACCTCTGCGTTTGCTACTAGCGGTTCATTAAACTCAGTCTTAAAATTAGAAGGCTCGTCTACTTTTGATATTATTCTGGGTAAATTTCTACCCGATATGAAGATCTCATTATCATTGAAATAAAGTACGGAATAAACTTCTCCTGTAGTCTGATTCAAAACTCTAAAGACATCTGTAATTGGAGAATTTTCTGTCTTTAGCGAGAATGATGAAGTATATTTATTCTGAACAAGTTCGCCTAAAGATTCGCTATGAACTCTTGGTAGATAGTCAGTTCCAGGCTTAAATACTGAATTATATATATAGTCTATATATATGGTTTTTCCGATTATTGGTCGGTTAGATTTAAAATTAATCTCTTCACTATTTGCAAAGTAATCGACATCCTGCGAGAATGTATTTTTGAATATATAGTCGCAATAATAATAATTAAATCCAGTACCCTCACCGACCCTGGTAGAACCTACAAGTATCACTTCACCCGTATCATAATTAACAGAATATTCCTTTAGGTCTCTAGGAAGCCTGGAGAAATTGAACTCTAATTCTATAGAGAATTCTAGAGGGACTTCATCTGAATTCTCAAATTTTTTAAAACTTACACCGCCAGTATTAGGTGTTGTCCCTAGATCATTGATAATTGGAGCGTTCTTAAGAAAGAAGTTTGTAGAATTTGATGGAACAGATTCACTAACAACGCTTTCTTTAGAATAAACGGAAAGCGTTGACAGGTCTATATTCTTGGAAACATCATCGTAATAGTATGATACAATTACAGTATCAGTCGGCTCTAATCTTGAGATGTTTCCAAAATCAGATAGCAAGACTTGGTTAGATGAAAGTTGGTAAAAAGAAAAAGCGTTTTCCTGATCATAACGATTATTTAATATTGAGTATTTATACTTCTCAATATCATAATATGTCCCAATATTTCCGTTACAATCTTCAACATCATCATCTTTTATTATTTTAACTGAAAGTACTTTTATGACATTGTTTTTTGACAAGCTTAAGAGAAAGCCATTGAATGAATTTTCAGAAGTGCTTGAGCTTATCTCTTCTGATTCAATGATGGTTTGCCTTAAGTTTATGGGACTTGTCGACGCAGAGTCTATTATCAACTGATTTGAAAAATTATTATCTGACGCTCTAAATTTTGATATAGAGATAACCTCGAAAGCATTTTCGTTAGCCAGCCTGTCATAAGCTCCAGAACCTCTAGTTCTGGTTTCTTCTATTGCTGATAATTTTAAATAATTGCTATTTAAAACACTGCCAATGTCATGCTGTGTATCTAAAATTTCTTCCGCAATACCTGAAATGACATTATATATTTTTGTTCCCTCAATATTATATATCTGAGGAATCTTAGAGAGCATGTCATCTCTAATTTTATTGACATTATCTATTCCAAGAAAGAATATATCACGAGACACAGAGTCATTAATTAACTGCGATCCGTTAGAACCTATGAAGGGCTGATAATCTGTATCCTGGAGTTTGAGTAAATAATAATTACCAGGAACTTGGGGTCTCGTCTTTAGGGTGACATAATTTGATTGAATTTCAATTGAAACGATTTCAAGATCCGAACCGCTACCACTTATAGATTGAATGTAGAAATTATCTTTAGTTAGAGATAATGAGATCTCTAGCGAGAAGAATATTTTTAATTCTGTACTAGAAGGAATAAAAAATGAGGTTGGTCTCAAAATCATTATGTTAGCCTAAAATTTTTCCGAGATACTGCTTCTAATGTTATATTACCAGGATTTATTGTTTGATTATCTAATGCCTTGATGTAAGACTTTCTTCCATTATTTCCAGAAATATTAAACAATGATATATTTACGGAATCAACGCCATCAACGCCCATGACGGTAGAAATTATGTCGGCATAATCTATAGTTGGACCAAGGATATTTGTGCTGAGGGCAGAAGAAATTGCATTAGACGCATTTTCAAGAATTGTATCAGTGCTACCTATCCTATTTTCATTTATTAAGATTGTTCCCTTTACATCAACCTTAAGCTCTTCAGCTTGCTTTACAAGAACGTCTGCAGTTACAGGTCTATAATTTTCTATAGAGTTAGTTACGTCCAAAAGAAGTTGATTTATATTATATCTTACTGTAATTCTTTCTCCTTCTATTGGGGCATTAAAAGAATAATCAGAAAAATAGACAGTATTTGATAGAGGTTGGTTTGCAAAAGAAACCTGTATATTACCAGAGATGGATCCGGTCGAGCTTCTAAAACCAGAGGATGCGCTAATTCTTGATATTCTAGCGTAGGCTTTTGAGGTATACATTGTTTTATTTCCGGAAAAATATATTTCTTCCGAATCATTTAGCCTGGAAAGTATGCAATCAATATATATTTTGGTGCCAGACGAAAGTGATGCTCCGGTATTTACGGGTGTCGGTGGCAGAGAGAATTGATATGGCTCAAGAGTATCGTTAGCTCTAGATGAGAATGTATCGAATATATTATTGGATAAATAATAACCAAGTATATCGAATGAAAAATCTTTCTTATCTTGCGAATCTAATGTGTAAATTGAATCAATTCTTGAAATATAATAATCAGTATTATATGACGTTAATCCGAGATATTCAAGTATTTGAGCTTTCAAATCTCCGTTCAATCCATTGAAAATATTTCCGTAATTACCAGAGAATGTGACTCTTGAGAAAGAGGTTCCAGAGACCTTTATTCTTCCGGCACTGGAAGAGTTTGTGATAGAGACTGCCAATGGAGATGGAGAATTTTTAAGGATTGATGCTGGCAACAATGTGTCTTCATCGAAATTGAACGCCAAAGGTTGTATAGAAGAGTCTATAGTTGAGGAGTTCACAGAAAATATAGAGTTATTCTGGTCATTTCCTGTTGCAGGAAGGAGCGCCATACTGAAGGATGGAATAACAAAAGTTCTATCTTCAACATAATCAATATATACTGGTGTCAGTAAGTTTGAGGCGTTAATTACTAAATTTAGTAAGTTGCTATTTGATAGAACATCCGCAGATGGTAGTGTTATTATTTTTTGAGAGAATGATGCGTCAGTATTTTCAACATTATATATTTCGTTGTAATTATAAGCGATAGTTACCGACTCTCCAAGAATTGCAGGAGTATCTGTGGGCAAATATATTGTCAGTCCAGAAAAAGTACCATCTGATTTGCTGGTATTGTATATCTCCAATCCGGTAGATGTTATTATATAGTTTATATTAAATATCTCCGCACTTCCTACAGGAAGTACCAATCCAAAAGAAGAGCCGGTATCAACATTTGATATGGAAGATACGGTTGAAGATATTATATCTTGCAATTTAACAGAAACAACCCTTGAGATATTATTCGCAACGGTTATCTTGAAAGTTGTGTTGTCATCTTCCGATGATATTTCGGAAGTCTCACCTCTTATGCCGTTAGAAACACCCCAGTCTATAACATTTGAGATGTTTGGATCTCTAAAGATGGAGTTTGATTCAAAGCCATTATAATCAACATATTTATCGAAATATTGTCTCCAGGTATAGTCTACGGCTAAAATATCGGATTGATTTGGTAAGTTTTTTCCTGATATTTTTACAAGCCCGCTATTGTTAAGACCTGTGACCGGATCTATCTCTTGAGACTCTATTGAATAAATTTCTCCAGTAGTTTTGTTTTGAATTTTTGCAACATTGACAGTTGGCTTATGTAAGAAGGAAATATAACTCTTGTCTGAAAGTAGAACTGAAGAGTTTTCTTGAGATATATTTACATCTCTATAAATATTTTTGATTTCAGATATGACCGAAGATGAGGTCTGATCTATTGAGTTTATAGACTGCTTTGTTATATTCTCACCAACTACATTTTTTCTATAATCGATAAAGTGTAGCTTATCAAATGAGAATGGACTCCCGCCAGTATCTGGATTCTCATCTTTAATTAACTCATAATTTCCAGATACTATTCCGAGCTCACTAACTGATTTTTCTAAGAGTAAGCCAGACTGACTTCCATAAACAGAAACTAAAGCATAAACCGGCTGGGCTGGCAAAACGCCTGTTTTAAATGCGTTAACCCTTCTTTCTTGAGACGTTCTTGTTAAGTCTGTTGTAGTGGAACCTATAACAAAGTCATTTCTTTCATCGGTTACGTTTCCGGTTCCAGACTGGTCTCTGAAGATAAATGACTCGCTAACCTCTCTTAAGAGCTTCCCAAGAACATAGATGTCTACTTTTCCACCAGTTCCAGAGTTTAGAATTCTATATGTTCCGTCGTTTATTTTGATAGTTTCTGTTCCATCTCTTAACATTAGCGTATTGCCTGGCTCAACCACTAGTGCGTCTAAAACACCGTTAACTGTTAGTGCGGCATTTCTATATCCAAGAGAAGTTCCGGTATTTGAACCGCTGAATACGGAGGCTATTCTGGTTCTAAATATATTGTCAGACTCTTGATTTGTTCCTCCACTCATTGATGAGAGGTTGACTACCTTCAAATCGGACTGAAGATTATGATTTAAAATCTGTAAAGAGCTGACATTTCCAGAAGTTCCAGATCTTGCTGCTTGAACCGGAACCTCTAAAGCATAAATGTCATTATTTCCTGCGATCTGAAGGCTTCTTTTCAATCTGTTTGCTGTCGCAGCGTATCTGGCCTTAGCGGAAGATTGAAAAATATAATTACCAACCGTATTATAAGTTACCCCATTTTTAGCGGAAACCTGAGAACCAGAGGGTATCGAAATATCTTCAACAATAGAGTTTGTTGTAAAAACTACCACTCCGCTTGCACCAACACCTTTTGTTCTTGAGATTCCGAAGTTAGATGCATATTTATCAAGATCTGTGCCTGATGCAGTTTCTGGGGATTGCTTTTCAGCAACTATGGATATAACTCTATATAACTTTTCGAGCTGATCGGCAGGAAGATCTATAAAAAGATCTCTAGCAACAGTTCCTGGCTTCGTATCCAGGTTTGGCTGTGTAAAAGAGAGCCTCTCTAGCATTGACGTGATTAACTGATTGAATGATTTGAAAGTTGACATAATATACCTATACTATTCTAATAGTAATTACTTCGTCAATGGATTCTAGTTTTTGTGTTAAAACAGAAATAAAGATATTATACATTCTTGGATCTGTTTCATCACGCTCTATTGCTATATTTTTTATATCTAAAATTATCTCAGAAGAGGAGAGGAGCTGCCTTCTTGATTGCTCTCTTTGTAGCTGCATCAAATATCTGATTGCCGATTGTGCGGATTGTTTTAAGTCCTCCTCAATTAGAGCCTGATCGAGGATAGTTCCAATCTGCAGTTGCCCGGTGTTCGATCCATATTGTGGATGAAATCTGTTCTCACCAATTTTGGTTAGTATGATTTTAACGATATCTTGTCTGATTTTGTCATTACCAGATACGATGGACATTTCACCGCTAGATTCTAGAGAAATATCTCCAGATTTTATTTTTAAATCAAATGACATTTTTTTATTCCTAATTCAATTAGAAATATTAATAGCCAAAGAATTAAACTAACTTTAAATCATGTAATCTGTTCTTCATCTGACGATGATTGATCTGCCTCATCAATAACTTCTTTTTCTATTGTCATAATTTCTTCTACTTCAGTAAAGCGTACATTTGCCTCATTCATAAAGAAGGAGTAGAATGCCGCAATAGTTAAAGTCAGGGTGTTAATTGAACCAGCAGGACTTGTGGCATTGAGTTCCAAAGATCCGAAAACCTGATCTATTGTGCTGTTGGGCGCCAGAATTTTTCGAAGATTCTCCTTTTGCTTACTATTTAAAAGATTTATAAGATCTGGTTCGGTGAGGCTGAAGAGAGATAGCGCAAAAATTATTATATCTGCTAGACCAACAGGGATTGTGTCGGTGCCGACAACGGTATTGGCTTTCATCGCAAGTGCCTTTCCATCCGCATCATCTGTGTCTTGAGAGCCTGGAGTGTTTGATAGTTTTTCTAACTCAGCTCTATATATTGATGTCTCTGACTCTATAACAGAAATTAGTGATGATATAATTCCGTCATCATATCCAGACATATTTCTGATATATCCGGCGTACAAAGACTCTGATTTCGCAGAGCTGTTTATGAGAGTCGATATTGAAGACGAAGAGCTCGTATCTTTAAGTATGAAAAGGACTGCCTCCTGTATCTCTATAATGTCCCTAAGTCCTTCCAAATTTCTATTGTTAGAACTTTCGTTTTTCTCAGCATCTTTTGGAGCCTCCTGACCAGATGCTGCAGCCTGCGCAGCACGAGAGCTTTTTTCAAAGTCATCTTTTTGCTTTTTTTGAGTTTTTGCTTTAGAAACTATCTCATTGATTGTTTTGTTATATTGACTAGAGAGTAATTTTAATATTGACAGCAGTTTTTCGAAAAGATACTGTTCAAAAATAGAGTATTCACCTATCCTTGATTCTGATGTTCCATCCACAAGATTGCCATCTTTATCGTAAATTCTTCCGCTTATTTTATCCAATCTTATTCTTATTAAATTTTCCAAGAAACTTGTTTTTATGGCCTCAGAGTTTACTGATGTTATGAAGTTATCATCAAATGGCTTTGAAACTATCTTTCCAGGCTCATTGATACACTTTGCAAATCTAGAGTCTTGTATTGGAGGTATTTTTAGATAAAATATAGACGATAATTTTTCAAAATTTTTGTTAATTTCGTCCAGAGTAACGGGGATCTTTGCATTTTCTGGACTATCTACGTTTGTTCCAGGTTGAGTTGATTCTGGGGTTGTATTGGCGCTAGTCTTGGCCAAATCAGAAATAACTTGCTCCAGCGTATGTCCTGAGAAATTAAACTTCCGATCGGCAATCGCACGCTGTCTTTCATCTAGGATGTCTAAACCATCACTGGATGTTAGAGGTGGGTCCGAATAAAGTTCTTGAAACTTCACCTTCTTTATGCTAAAAAGAGAATTAGTTCCTCCGGAGGCGGATGGACTCATTATGAATATATCTTCATCCGGTGATATGTCTGCTGATTCTGGCATCCCCAGAATCCTCATGAAGGTATTTTCGTATGACTCTTTTAGCGCAAACTGATCTGACACCTCTACGGACTCACCGGAAAAATTACCTTCACCAAGCGTAAAGTTCTGATAATAAGATGTGAGTGATTCAACTGGTAAATAACTGGATCTCAAATCTGATATTTGCTTTGGTATCTTCTCGAATTTACTGATAAAACCACCAATATTTTTAGATAATTCTGAATTTTTCATATCGGATAGAAATGAGAAATTCTCCATGGTGCTATCTGCAAAATTAATTGACATATCCGATTTCAAAGAATTATTCATATTGTCTTTGATTCTTTGATATTCCAGCCTGATATCTTCATCCGCTGAATTTGCACCTAGCTGATCCATGATATCGCTAAGTGTTGATGTAAAGTTGTTTGGCATATTTAATTATCCAGTCTATTACCAAATATTTGAGGTTCAGTTTTGATTACATCATCCAGGCCGGATTCTCCAGTAACAATGGTAATTACTTTGGCCTTTTCGGTAAATTCAACAGTTATGATGCGGTCAATCTTTGATAATGCTCCAAGTGGTGTTACGTCTAATACATTTGTCACTGGGGAATCTGGTACGCAGTCTATTCCTGCGTCAACTCCACCATCAATTATACCTTCAATTCCGGAATATGTTAAGGCTTGAATCGTCTTATTGCAAACCTTCACTTTTAACTTAACTATCCCCGGCCTTGAAGAGGTAACGTAAGAATAATAGTAACCAAAATCAGCTTTTGTAACAGGCTTTAATATGCCATTAACATTTTTGTTTACTATTCTCGCTGCACCAGTTGTATCAGAGATTATTTGGACAAGTATTTTATCAGACATATCGTACTGACTTGTGATAATGTCATCGTAACTATCTCTTGGTATAATTTCTATAGTTGCTTCCTTATCAATTTCTATAGTTGCATAATTTCCAATTCCAGCCGCATATTCTCTTGCGCCAGTTAGGGGTGGACCAGATGTTTCAAAGCCCTCCATAACATTTGGCGGAACAATAAGATCTGGTAAGGCTGTAATTGGTGTTAAATCTGTATCTTCAAGGACCTTTAGAGATGTATTGAGCATGTTGACAACCTGAGGGCAGACATCATCTAAAGCTTTATTTATACAACCCTTTAGTTCATCAGCAAGATCTTCAACAAAATTCTCTGAGAACGTTGTTGGTATTTTTCCTTCAGACATCTCTATTCGCATGCTTGAAACTTTACCAAGGATAGTTCCTGTAAATTTAGTCAAACAATCATTTACAGAGCCGATAATATCGGATGTTATATCTGGGTCTGATTGGTCTAACACAAAGTTATTTATAGATGCGGTAGAGCACTGAGTCTGTATTAATTCTGCTGCTGCACGGACGTCCACAAAATAAAGTTTTGGAAATCTATAAATATTGATATTTTCAAATTCTTCATCATCTTCAATATCAGGTGTGTTATCAATTGTTTCGTTTGCAACATTGTAGTCATTTTGTGGTGCATAACTTGTATTTACAATTTTTGCAGAAATTGACTTTATTTTAAAGTCAGAGTCAAGGTCTATACCTTCTTCGTCTACATAATAAATGTTATTTAATTCATCCATTAGGACCATTTTAGGTATACCTTCAAATACCCTTTGTACGGTAACCCCATCAACCTCTATTGGCAGACTTAATGGCTTAACGGATGCCTTATTTCCATCGGATAATATATTTAAGAACTCCTCACCATCAGTTAAGCTAAAGATGTTTCTTTCGGTTGGCAAGGTATTTCCGCTTATGAGCAAAGAATTCCCTGTCGAATCCTTATTCAATAGTGATATCGGGGAATCGATTGGCGAGTTAGTATCTACAAGCTTTCTGAAGAATTGAGGCTGGCCAGCAGATTTAAATAGAAATTTAATATCCGTTGGCTTACCAAATGTTTTAGTGGTTTTAGTTATGGATGCTATTAAGCATACATTCTGATTGGCTGTAAATCTATAATTTGTAGAATTTACATTCAAGTTATCAAAAAAACTTTCTTCGGATGTCTTTGATATAGCTACTGAACCGGAGATTGGCTCCTGAACATCGGATGCTCCACCACTTATAGTTCCCCTTATTTCTGAAATGGTGAGGTCTTCATCAGAGAACGATGATGTTGATATCGGAATTGTCTGTGCGACGGGTAGGAGGTACTCTTCTTTTAACGTTCCATCATCATTGGTGATTGTTCCGATGACCATGCCGGCCAACATCGATCCATCTATTCCGCAATCAACAGCCCCACTTTGAGGACCAATTTCACATGGGAATCGGAAAGATATCTGCAGTAGTTGTAAAAATAGCCCTAATATTTGTGCGATGGGTCCAAGAACCTGAAGGTCTGCCTCTATAACTATAAGATTTTCAAGTATTAAAGATTCGAGCATTGCAAGATATCTAAAATCAACAGGTTTATCTTGTGCAATTAAGTTGGCAAGTTCCGTTATCGCCCCAATAATGATGATTATTATTGCAACTGTGTTTATAACCTTTGTTATGATACACTCTAGTAGTTCAAGTAAATGCAGGCAAAGCTGCAAAAACATGACTGGTATCGATATCTGTGGTAGGAGTAGTAATAAGTCATAAAGACATTCGAAAAGTCTTATTATGGCTTTGGCAAGCTTTACAGGGTTCAATAGAGAGCAAATAACATCAATAATACAAAAGATTACCTTTATTGGTATCAACAATATGCTGAAATTCTTTAAATATAGATTTAGCTCTAATGTTAAGTGGAATGACATGTCGCAAAAAGAATTGATAAATTCTTTTGCAATATTTGCTTTATCAAGAGCTATATTTATGAATTTTAAGAAGAAATCTTTTACTTTATTTATTAGGTCTTCTACTTTGCCCATAGCATCTGCAGTGAATCCATTGATTTTTGCAGTAAGTGCATTAATGCTATCGTTCACAAAGTTAAATCCAAGATCTGCCTCTGCAGCCAAGAGGGAGGCTGACGTTGGCTTGACTTCTATCTCCTGACATTTTCCATCTATGATTTTTATGCCATCAATTGATTTTGGTGCAACCACAATAATTTTATTCTTACCATCATTATTCTTAACTCTAGCTCTTTTGCCCTCAATATATACTTTTGCTTTCTTTACATTTATACCGCTAACAGTTATTTCTACATCCTGTCCGCCAACAAAAGACTTTGGCTCAACATTTATGATTGTAGCATAATTAATTAAAATATTTGCATGATTAGTTACCTTAAATCTATGATAGCTCTTATAATTTCCAGCATACGAACCTATGGACGTAGGGCTATAATTGAAAATAGTGCTCCCTGATGGTATTTTTACATATAGCGGAAGGTAAGAAAGCTCTCTTGGAAAAGAAGTGAGAGAAATATCTGGTGCGGAAATACCTTTATCAGAAAGTGTCTTGGCATAAAGCGGATCGGTATAAAGAGTTGCGTCAGAATATTCTGACGACATCTCTATTGGATAGAATGGGTTTGAAGCAGCTCTGGCATTAGATTCTGACGTCCCTTTTCTAATTGCTTCTTGATACAGGATGCCTTCGGTAAAATCAACGAGTTGATCTGCCTCATAATAATTGTTTCCTAACACAGTAGAGGAAAGAGTTAATTTCGCTTGATTTCCAAAAATATAGCTTTTTGGAGAATAAAAGTTAAAAATATTTTTTAAGCTTGAGTCATTAATTCCTGATAGACCCAAAGAAACCGAATCAGAAGGTGTTCCAATTAAGCTAGGAACAATGATATCTTTATTAGACTTTAGGACCGGACCGGCAGGTGTTTCTACTGTAGAGAACAGCCCAGAATCATCATTCTTGCTGGTGAGATCATAATAAAGGCTTTCGGAATCTATCTCTATATTTCTTTTCTTGTCTCTTCTTTTTACAACAACATTGGCAAAACCATTTGCATATGGCTTTGTATCTAAATTTTTTATTACAGCTTTCCATATATTTGTATTTTTTATTCTTTCGACATCAAAGACTTTAAGTTCAGATACTTTGGAGCCACCAATATAAAAAGAATGCTTTTGGGTTGACTCTCTTATTTTTGATGCAGAATTAAAAAATATAATTAACTTTGAAAGATTTTCTATAGATTTTATCGGACCAAAGAAATCATTCAAATCTTTTGACGACGTTCCTCCGAAAAGCTCTTGCTTTATAATTTCCTCTAGGCTTGTACCTATATCAGAGCCATTAAATTGGTTTATTTTAAAGTTAACAAAATAAGATTGCTCATCATCAAAATCACTTGATGAGCCTGCCATACCAACTATAAATGGCTGTCCAGAGAATATTGGAGTCTTTATATCATCAGCAATTTTAAATGAACATGCCTTAGAATTACTGGATGTTATAGAAGAGATATTCACTTCGGATGTTATGTAAACTCCAGCTATAGCTTCCGGACTCAAGTCAGAAAGATACTGAAGTGGCTTATTTGAATTTCCGCTTCCTGGAAAATTAAGGGTTGCCTTTTTATCAGAAATTCTTATAAAATCAGAGGCTAAATTTGATGAGAGATTCCACCTTATATTGTTGAATACGTAAGTTGTAGGATCTTCTGCAAGAGTTTGGAAATCATTAGATATAAAATTTATTAACTTTATATCATCTGCGTTCTTAGTTTTTATATAGAATAGGGCATTTAGCTTTCCTAACTTTGATTCCTCGAACGTCTTCTTCTGTGATTTTAATGTAATTTTTGAAGTTGGAACATCATAAGATATAGGTATTTCTCCAAGTGTTTTTGCAGAAATCTCATTAAATAAGGTTTTAACTCCATATGTCCCTTCGCTTGGAAGATCTGCGACTTTTGTATCCACCTCTCCTACGAAAACTTTCCTAGATGAGTCTTCGCTTGTTCCGTTTGTTACTACGACATTGTGCGATCCGGATACACCAGCAGGTATTTTTACTTTTATTTTCTTAGTTGTAAGCGTAATTATTTCTGCATCAACTCCACCGACCTTTACTTTTGTCCCTTTTGAAAAGTTGTCACCTATAATGGTTATAATTGACGATACTTTAACTACAATTCCTGATTCTTTAAATCCGCTTGGGTTTGCCTCGACTACATCTGGTGGTGATGCAGATATCTCTATGACTTGATCTGAAACCCTATAAATCTGACCTTTTCCATCCGAAAGATAAAGCGCAAAAGATATGATGCCATTATATGCAGAAAAATTGTTTAAATCTTGAGAGTTAAACGTTGCAACAAAATTATCTGGATTATCCGAAGACTCAGAAAGAGTGCCCTTTATCCATGATTTTGGTATATGATAATCTTGGTAAATTCTTGGTCTAATTTGAAGTCCAAAGTTAGATGAATTCATTGACTTTGAACTAAAATAATTTTTAGTTACAGATTGTTTTTTTAGGTTTAATATTCCGTCCTTGGAAGCTGCAAGAAGCTCATCTTGCCTGGAGAGATCTCCAAAAAGAGACTGTGCGTTAGATCCCCTATTTATATCACCATAACTAAAGATTGAAGTTGGAATACCAGATGATCCATCAAAAGAAAAAGATCCTTCAGAGCCAGAAAGAGAAAATGATGATAGTAACGAAGTTCTTTTTGATGCATTAAGATAATTTTTAATTAAATTATAATGACTATCTAGTATGGTTTTCTTGCTAGACTTTGAATCTAAAGTTTTTTGAATTGCAGAGTTTGAAATAGAGTTTGAGTCACAAAAAAATTCAGAATTTGGACACGGATAAAGATCTGGGAACTGATAATCCACATCATTATAACCTTCTATTTTGACGTTGAAAGGTTTTTTGCTTGGATGGATCAATGATAAATATGGTGTCAAATCCTGGCTTAAATTAAAACCGCTAATTTCAACATTATATTGTTCAACACTCTCTCCGAACAAATATGATTCGTCGTAATCTGCTATTTCTGCGCCAAAAACACTTTCAAAATCAACAACAAAGTTTGTTATATTTGCAGAAGACTTATTATCTTTTTGGTTAGAATTTGTAGAGCCCGGTGCAAAATAAGTCTGTAAAATAAATTTTGATTCTAATAAGTCTTCATAAAAATTGCCAAACTTAGCCCTATAATCTCTGGAAGAGATATCGGGTAGTTTGACATACATATCTCCATTGAATATTGTGAAATAACCGCCATGATCTTTGTAGTTCCGGAGTGCATTTTCACCTTCTAGTTCTCGTTCTGATATATTAAAATATGGTACAAATTCCAGCATTAATTTTGCTAATGCTTCTGCAGAGCTTTGCTCAGTTTTGTAATCATCAAAATTTATAGATATCCCGCCCGCACCAGAAAGGATATTCTTCAACTTCTCTTTTTGAAATAAATTTTGAACAAGCTTGGTTAGTACATTATATGGAATATAAGTTAGCTTAGCTATCTTTTTTATTTTTGATGAATTTTCAGATGCAGGTGGGAGGTCGGAGGCAAAATCCGTCTTATAAATAGAGAAATATGTGTTTGGAGCTAGTGAATTTTGATTTGTTATTGGTGATTTGAAAAAAATATCATATAAAGATTTTGAAATCTCTCTTTTTAAATCGAAAAGATTCATAACGGATGTGTTTGTCTCAAGATTGGAGACTGCCAATTCAAATATTCTTACCTTCTCACTTATATTATCTGAAGCGAGATCGGGATTAGGGAATCCTGAAAGTTTTATTATACATCCACCAGAAGGTATTGCTTTTGTAGCACCGCTAGGAAAAACAATAGTTTGTTTTCCATTTGAGGCATCTAGAGTTTGGTCTGTCTCACAGTTAATATCAAATTTTGAAACCTTACTTGTTGGAATAGTAAGCGCTGGATCTGCCGATACCAGCCCAGTAACTGTAGCAACAACTATTTTTGAGTCTTCTGCCATATTTTTGCCTTAAAAGTTATCCCTATATAACAAATAATATTACCTCTGTCTGCTCTCTAAAGTTTTCAAAACAGACATATCTTCTCTTCCAAATGGAACGGCCCTGATGTCAGCACCAGACTTTAATATAATCTCACCTTCAGTAGACTCCATCATAATGGA